CTTTAAGTGGTATATTTGATGCCTGATAAACGGCTGCGGTTGATGAAAACACAATATTCTTCACACCATGTTTGACCATTGCATTAATAACATTACAAGTACCGCCTGTATTTACAGAATAGAATTCAGTTGGTTCCTTAAATGAAACACCGGCTTCAATACGGGCAGCAAGGTGAAATACAACATCAAATTTAATACGAGAAAATAAATCATCAACATCATCTATATTACGAACATCCGCATAATGCATGATATCAAGATATTGATTCATTGTGTGTCGTTTGTGTCCTAGACCAACAACTTTCCATCCAGATTTTTTAAGTGATTTGGCTAAATGCGAACCAAGGTAGCCCGCAGCGCCTGTAATAAGTGCAGTTTTCATATTAAGTGATTATTGATATACCAGGTCCAACAGAAATGAATTGTTGTCCTGTTTGCCAAGGAAAGACTCCTTGGTATTTTTCAGAATTGATTTTGTTACCTTCAATAAAGAATTCTTCGTTTACTGAATTTTCATTTCCATCAAGTCTGTAATTTGAAGTATATTCATTTGTGCAATCGTATCTATTAAAATATTTTTTTATCGCACCAAAGAACTGTCTATCTGCTCCCCATTGGCCATACCAATGGTGCCCAACGTGAATAGCAACATCACGGCGTACGGCAAAACATGATGTATCAATGTGGTATACTTCAGGATTAAAGTATACAGGCCATCTTCCAAGACTTTCACAATTGTCCTCACATATAAATTTTCCATTTTTATCAACTACCTTTCTAAGTGAATAAACCCAATTATTACCTTCTTGTATTTTCTTAACAACTGATTCAACATGATTAGGGTCTAAAAAGTTATCTTCATCAAGGTAACAAATAACATCTGCATTAACTAGAAATGAACAGGCCGCATATACACGGTGTCCATACCAGTCTTTGCCGACATTCTCTTCCAGTTCAATCATTCTGGTCTTAGATGAACCCACAAGAATTTCTCTTGCCTTTGGTTCATATTGACAACCATCAATAAAAATATAATGGGTCAAGTCTTTATAAGTTTGTTTATCAACCGAATCAATGCATTGCGCTAAATGTTCGGATGCAATAGTGGGAGTTACAACAGCTACTTTCATGGTATATTAATATCAGGATATGCTTCTTTAATAATTCTTGGTGTAAGATATTTCACATCAAGGTCTTTTTTCGTAATCGCTTTAACTAATAGTTCAGCTTCATCTTTATGGAGAGATTCTAAGGTTGATGTTAGTAAAGATTTTTTCTTTTTCTCATCAAGAACCGCACCTTCAAGTTTTGGATGACCTAATATGAACCGATACAATTTCGGTACTTCAATATCCAAATATGTATAATTTAATCCTGCAGGTTCAATCGCAGGACGATATGCAGGTATTTCTACCTCAAATTTGATATCGGGATTATATACCATTGCAAGAAAATTTCTAAATCTTGGATGGTCATTTTTTCGCAACACGGCAATTTTATCTGACCTTGTAGGTGCAGTATCAAACTCTGCCAAAATTTCGGAGTATAATTTAGCTTCCATTAGAATTCATCAATCACTTCAATTAAGTTTTTAAGACGGTTCGCAATCATGTAATTCATAAACTCTTGTCTAGTCTTACCTTTTGCGGTCTCATATGTATCTAGTATAGATGTTTTGAGTGTTTCAGGTATTTTTGTAAGGTCTATCAACATTTCGTTACGTTTGAAATTACGCAACATTTCATCGGTACAAAATTCTTCTGGTGACTGGTTCATCCAATTAATAATCTTTGCTTCAGTAATAGGTTTTTGTCTAACACCCTCAACAAAGGTATCATCTTTACTTAGAATGTTTGGAATTCCATCACTCTTATCACCACGAATAATTAACTGTTTTAATTGAGCCGCAGGTAAAGGTTCTTTGATGTTCTTTTTAAGAATAGGAGAATACTGTTCAACATTAGGAAACTTTTGCAATTGTGCAAAGTCTTTATCAGAGGATAGAATCATTACCTTTTGAGTAGAAGAATACTTCATTGCCAAAACAGCAATGATATCATCTGCTTCACAAGTATCAACATCAATTACTTTATATGGAGAACTGTCTTTTAATTCTTGTTTGATTTTACCCAAACAATCAAAGATAGAAGACCAATCGTGACCAGAAGAATCACGAGCCTTCTTACGACCCGCTTTGTAATGCGGAAAAATATCACGGCGCCAGTAGTGTCGATTATCGCAAGCAATAATAACCTCTGGTCCATGAGAGTCTTTATATTTCTTCACATAGGTACGAATGGTATTCAGAATCATATGGCGAACCAATGTTTCATCAACCGATACCTTGGAAGAACCGATTTGTTCCATCAGATTAGAGATGGCAACTTGATTGTAGTCGAAAATTATCATAGTGTAGTCATTATATAACAAACACCACCTCTAGTGAGGCAATGTTGTTACTTAAAAGGCCAATTGGGCAATCCCGTAATTGGGTCGGTTGTAAATTTTCCTTCCCATGGTTTGAAATACAATTCATAAAGACCTTCTAAAATCTTCATAACATCATTTTCATCCATGACATTACTATCATCCAATCTGTCTTCAAGTGGAAGAATATCCCATGTATCTTCAACCACATCATGCCAAGCATAGATACAGACCTCTTCTGCCGGTCGATGTTGAATCATCGAACCAAAAGTGAAACTGTATACATCATGCGGAGGAAAAATAAAATCTTCAACTAAGGCATCCTTATGAATGAAGATGGCAAATGATTCCATATTCTTATTGCCACCTTCTGTATAACGATATTCACCGTTTTCATCTTCATCTTCTAGGTCACCATAACCATCAAAGATAATTTTTACTTCGGGAATACTTGAAACATCTTCACCAATATCCGACCCTTCATCAGAATCGTGATATATGGCATTTAGATGATGTTGCAATAATTCTTCATATCGAGAATAATCATAATCCATTTATATCTCCACAGTTTTTAATTCAAACTTATCGGCTCTATCTTCGTATTTAATGTAACCTCTTGGATTACAAACAACACGGGTAGAACCAAGCATGTAGTCAAAATCTTCATGTGTGTGTCCATGAGTCCACAATTTAATTTGTGGATGGTCAATAATGAATTCATCTAATGATGAACTATAAGCACCATTCATTAGTGTATCGTGTTTATAACGAGGGTGAGTAGACAAACGACTTGGTGCATGGTGTCCCACAACAACAAACTTTTGGTCAAACTTACCTTCAATCACAGTCTGAATGTAATCAACCATTTTTCGATGGTCAACAACCGCATCTTCTGGTGAGAATGTAGAAACTTCTTGTTTCTTCTTTTCACCAATTTTGATATAAAAACCGGCTTCATTCTGTGAATACTTACCACCGTTTAGACCATCTTCTGTCCAATCAGGATTCAATTCATAGATTGGAACTGTACGAGTAACCATACGGACACCATTCTTCACACATTGAAAGTCATTCATTCTACGGCTGACATGAAACATTGTCAATGAATCTTCTTTGTTCATATCAGTCCACAATGTACCACCAACAAAAGTTACATCATCAATCTTTTTAGTTTCTTTATCAAGCAAATAAACATTACTCAACATGTTAGATTCTAACAAAGATTTTAATTTGTTTCCGCTTGTAGCAAAGTCACCATGATAGTGTTCATGGTTACCCATAATAAAAATCACATGCGGAAACTGGAAAGAACAACGCTTGAAGAAATCGGTAATACGATTACTTTTTGCACCTTCCATAAAATTGTTTGAGTCTGGTTTGCCAATATCAGAGGCCACACAGATATCACCACCAAGAATTAGCACATCAGCATTCTCGGTGTTTTGTAAATTAATATCACCAAAATCAAGGTGAAGGTCGGAACAGATTGCGATTTTCATAATATAATTTTTTAATATTTGGTTATTATAACACAAATTATAAGAAGGTGCGGCAATTAACCGCACCTTTTAGGCAATATTACTCAGTAAGTAATTCTGCTTTGGCAAACTTTATTTGTTTACCGATTTCCACTTTGCGTGGCTTCTTGTGGTCAGGAATAATATTTTCCAAACCAATCTTCAAAATACCATCTGCAAATTCAGCACCTTTCACCTCAACAGTATCAGCTATGCGTAATGTTTTGGTGAAAGAACGGGTACCAATACCTTTATAAAGATATTCGGTTTCCTCTTCTTTATCTGCTTTAGTACCTTTAATGATTAAGTTACCATCTTCAACAGTAATATCAATCTCATTCTTTGAGAAACCAGCGACTGCCAATTCTACGATGTAGCGATTGTTGTCTAGTTTAAGAATGTTATGTGGTGGGAAGTTTGATACGGCTTTTGAAATATTACTATCCAACATTTTTTCCATGTCGTGAAATATTCTTTCAAAGCCTAGTGTCGTATGATGTAACGGACCAAAAGTTAATGTCATATAATTCTCCTATTAAGCGAGTTTACAAAAATACCAACCCCTAAGGCGTTGGTTTTGTCCTTTCGGACAAATCTATTTATTCAAAATTTCGTTTGGTTTCTTACCGATGTTATATTTTTGTATTAATTCCCATTGATTCTTTTCTTTGAAAGCAATGATTTTAATTTGATGCAGAGGTGCAACATCTTCACCGATTATTTGAGGATTTGTAATATTTACTAGACCCCATTCTGCCAGTAGTTTTGCAATTGCATTTCTCCTTTGAATATCATTCTCGGAGATGTTTGTTGGTTTACCATCTAGTGCAAATAATTCCTTAAAATGCACCAAATAATAATGACCTTGTTTATGCAAGATATGGACTGATTGATATAAAACTTTTTCTTTGCGTGAGGATACACCAATTCTAGTAAGAGTTTCTTTTACTTTCAGAAAATCATCTTGCTCATTGAGTGTTACCTCAACGAACTTAGTTAAATCTGCCATTTCACTTTCCTAATCCACCGATATCGG